AGGGTACTGAGCATAGCACTAGAGGAACAGGCAGCTGACCTTATGGGTGACAGGCCAATCAACCTCAACAGCCCAGAGCAATTGTCTTGGGTTATATACAGCCGCAAGCCACACGACAAGAAGTTGTGGGCAGAGTTGTTTGATGATCGTATGCCAGATGCAGAGTACAGACGCAACGTCAATGCCTACAGTGGCAAGTTGTACAAGCAGAAGGCACATCAGTGTCGGGCATGTAATGGTAGTGGACAGACATGGAAACAAAAGAAGGACGGTACACAGTATGCTAGGTCAAACAAGTGCCTGAGTTGTGACGCCACAGGGTTTACCTATACAGACAACCTCAGTAGCATTGCTGGTCTAAAGTTTGTAGCACCCAACGGCAAGTGGATCAGTGCCAATGGTTTTGGTACAGGCAAAGACAACCTTGTATTCCTTGAGGGCATTGCCCGTTCCAAGGGTATGAAGGTAGCTGAGTTGTTCTTGCAGAATGTTCGTAGGTTGTCAGCCGTAGAGACATACCTCAGTAGCTTCGTACAGGGCATTGCAACTAACGTAAAGCCTGACGGTAAGCTACATGTACGTTTGCTACAACACCGCACTGGTACAGGCCGTTTGTCAGGGGCTGATCCCAACATGCAGAACATGCCACGTGGTGGTACGTTCCCTGTCAAGAAGGTATTCATCTCACGTTGGAAGGGTGGGAAAGTTATGGAGGCTGACTTTGCCCAGCTAGAATTTCGTGTTGCGGCGTTCTTGTCTCAGGACATGGCTGCAATTGATGAGGTAACTACAGGCTTTGATGTACACAGCTACACTGCACAGGTTATATCAGAGGCAGGTCAGCCTATGTCACGGCAAGAAGCCAAGGCACATACCTTTGCTCCCTTGTATGGGGCCAGTGGTTTTGGTCGTAGCCCTGCAGAAGCGGCATACTATCAACAGTTTACGACAAAGTATTCTGGTGTAGCAGAGTGGCACAAGGCACTAGCCAAAGAGGCACTCAACACTGGTAAGATAACTACACCATCTGGGCGTGAGTTTGCGTTCCCTGATGTAGTACGGCGGCGGTTCGGGGGTGTGACTTATTTCACACAGATTAAAAATTATCCTGTTCAATCGTTCGCAACGGCTGACATTGTACCCATATCTCTGATATACATTGATAAGTTACTGACAGCAAACAAGCTACACAGTTGTGTAGTAAACACGGTGCATGATTCAATTGTGATTGATGTGCATCCAGACGAGGAGGTAAAGGTACTAAGAGTAATACAAGCAGCTAACGACAAACTAATACCAATCGTCAATCGCAAGTGGGGCATAGACTTTAACATCCCTCTATTATTAGAGGCAAAGATAGGCCCAAACTGGCTTGACACAAAAGACGTAGCGTGATATAACTATCATTCACCTGATCAAAAACAAGGAGACTTAAAATATGAATCAAGTTACAGCAATAGACACAAACAACTTCGCAGTAATGGCTCAAGCTATGGGCATGAACGCAGAGTCATCACAGAATACAAGTAAGGCAAGCACACTAGCACGTTTACGTATACACCACACACCAATCATGGGTCAGCAAGAGATCAAGGGTAAGATGAAGAACGTAGAGGTAATCTCTGGCGGTGCATACAAGCTAGACATACCTGATGGCCCTACCTACTACGCAGAAGGTGCGACTATTCGTCCATTCCTCCAACGCTTTATGTACAAGAAGTTCATCAAAGGTAATGACAACACAGCCAATCGTTTCCTCAAGACTGTTATGGCTATTGATCTTAACAATGATATGAAAGACAATGAGGGTGGCTTCAACTGTGGTAAGCCAGCGGGGTTCATCAAGGATTGGGCAGCACTACCTGACCACATGAAGGAACTAATCAAGTCCATCAAGCGTGTTCGTGCATTGTTTGGTACGGTTGAGTTGATCAATCCTACAGATGAGAGTGGTAATGCAGTTGACGTAGACAGTACAGCGTTTATCTGGGAGATTGATAATCGTGATGCCTTCAAAACATTGGGGGATCAGTTTACCAAGCTATCCAAGATGCAACGCCTACCACCCCAGCACGACATCTCTTGTACTACAAGTGAAGTACCGTTGCCTAACGGCAGTAGCTTCTATGTACCAGAGGTAGAGTTAAACCTTGGTACTACGTTGGAGATGGACAACGGTACACAGGAAGTCTTCGCTAACTTTATGGCATGGATTGAGAACTACAATACCTACATACTTAACTCATGGGACGAGAACATGCACAAGAATGAGGATGTAGACACAGACACAGTAGAAGAGTTTGTGGATATCAATGAAGAGGACTTTGTGTAATGGATATGCCGCAGTCAGGTATTGTCTATGACATGTCAAATGAAGAGTATCACAGACAGGTAGGGTACTCTTCGACTGCCATTAAAACGGTGTGCAAGCAATCGCTTGCGCACTACATGGCACAGAAACCACTAGGGGACAGCCCTGCATTTGCGCTTGGGTCTGCTGTACATGCTACTCTGTTGGAGCCAGAGCGTGACCTAGTTATCAAAGGACCAAAGACAAGGGCATCTAAGATGTTCAAGGAACTATACAGCAACAAGGAAGATGATCAAGTTGTACTAACAGAAGTAGAGTACTACGTACACAATAAGATGTGCAGTTCTGCTTTAGATAACCCAACGTGTAACAAGATACTAAAGGATAGTCGTAGGGTTACTGAGAGTAGTGTCTTCGTGACGGATAAAGTTACGGGGCTGAACTTGAAGACACGGCCTGACTTGTACATACCAAAGACAGGTCAGTTGTATGACATCAAGACTACCATTGACGCATCACCAACAGGTTTTGCAGAGCAGGTAGGTAAGTACATGTACCACATACAGGCTGCGTTCTACGTACTGACTTGTAAAAAGGCTGGCCTTAAAGCTACAGAGTTCAGCTTCATAGCCGTAGAAAAAACTGCGCCTTACATTACTCACTTGCACAAGGTAAGCCCTGAGTTATTGAAGGAAGCTATAGAGCAGGTAAAAGAAACTCTTGCACACATTGCGGAGGCAAACAAGACAGGTGTGTTTGGTACTGGTTGGGGTGAGTACTCTACCCTTAAAGTAGGGGACTTTTAGTACCATGAAGGCAAAGCAATTCTCTGCAGCCATGAAGCATGGGTATAGGAGTGGACTAGAGGTCAGAACTAAAGACTATCTCAACGAGCACAACATGCCGTTCAAGTATGAGGAAGTCAAGATTGAGTGGGAAGACCTCATGTACCGCACCTATACTCCAGACTTTGTGTTGAAGAACGGCATAATAATTGAGACAAAAGGATTATTCTCAGCGGATGACAGGCGTAAACATTTAGCTGTTAAGGCACAGCACCCTAAGTTAGACATACGATTTGTGTTCTCAAGCAGCAGAAAGAAATTAAGCAAGGGAGCCAAAAGTAACTATGGACAATGGTGTACAAAGAATGGTATAAAGTATTATGACAGGATCATTCCTCTCGAATGGTTAGAAGAAAAAGGTAAGGACATGCATCCCTCGCTGATCCACTGCCCCTACAAAAAAGTAAAAAGGAGATAGCACACATGATAGAAGACAAAGTATTTCTGGACTTCAATCCGAATGACTACATCATTAGGTTGACACCTTTCCTAGATGACATGGGCAACTGGACGGGTGAGTTACTAGTGGGTACTGTTACCACAGATGAAAACAACCTGACTGATGAAGATCATTTCAATCTAATAGGTATAACTAAGATGGTATGTGCAGCAGTCCCCGCTATGGAAGAAGACGATCACGTTCGTAACTTGTTAAATACTATAGTTGATAGGGTAGAGAGTGAGCCAGAGGAAGATGATGGACAATCGTTAATAGTATCTAGTGTAGAAGAGAATGTAATCAACGTTAACTTTAAAAGTAAAGGGGCATAGCTTATGAACAAGAACAAACTTACAGAGGATGACATGGTAAACTCACCTGCCCACTACAACTTTGCTGGTGTTGAGTGCATTGATGCTATACGAGCAGCAACGGGAGAAGAAGGTTTCTCTTACTACCTACAGGGTAACATAATGAAATACCTGTGGCGTTACCGATACAAGAATGGTGTGGAAGATTTGAATAAAGCACAGTGGTATCTCAGTGTACTAATTGAGGATCAAAATGATAGTTAAAGTTTTTTTAACCCTTAACATAGATGAGACAGAATACCAAATGCCAGCAGACAATTTTATTAACGATGAGATAAGAGAAATACTACAAGAGTTCATCTATGATGTAGATGGCATGACAATACAATCAATGAAAACAGTATCGGAGTAGACATACATGAATAACTTTTTACCAACAGACTACCAAGCCTTCATCCATACCTCACGGTATGCACGTTGGTTAGACACAGATGGCCGCAGGGAGTCATGGTCAGAGACAGTAGGCCGATACATTGACAACGTAGTACGTAAGGTTGCTGCAATTCCCGGCATACAGGCAAGCAAGATTGAGGAAGCTATCCTTAGCTTGGACGTTATGCCATCCATGAGGGCAATGATGTCAGCTGGACCAGCACTAGACCGTGACAACACGGCAGGGTTCAACTGTAGTTACTTACCAGTAGACGATCCCAAGTCATTCGATGAGGCCATGTACATCCTCCTCTGTGGCACAGGGGTAGGCTTTAGTGTTGAGCGTCAGTTCATCAGCAAGCTACCAGAGATACCTGAGTTGTACGTTAGTGAGACAACTGTAGTAGTAAAGGACAGCAAAGAAGGTTGGGCTAAGGCACTACGTCAGGTGCTTGCATTACTGTGGGCAGGTGAGATACCTAAGTGGGATGTCAGTCAGGTACGCCCAGCGGGTGCAAGGCTCAAGACATTTGGTGGTAGGGCTAGTGGGCCTGCACCCCTTGTAGATTTGTTTCACTTCGCTGTGTCAACATTCAAGACAGCACAGGGACGTAGACTGTCAAGCATGGAGTGTCACGATCTTATGTGCTTCATTGGACAGATCGTAGTCGTTGGTGGTGTACGCCGTAGTGCTATGATTTCATTGAGTAATCTATCTGATGATCGTATGCGTCACGCTAAGTCAGGCAACTGGTGGGATGGAGCAGCACACCGTGCGTTAGCTAACAACTCAGTATGCTACACAGAGAAACCAGACATGGAAACATTCATGCGTGAGTGGCTGTCCCTAGTGGAGAGTAAGTCAGGTGAGCGTGGTATCTTCAACCGTCAGGCATCTAAGAGACAGGCAGTCAAGAATGGTAGGCGTGATCCTAATCATGAGTTCGGAACTAATCCATGTTCGGAGATAATTTTGCGGCCATATCAATTTTGTAATTTAACAGAGGTAGTTGTACGAGCAACAGATGACATTGCCTCACTTGAAGAGAAGGTACGTATGGCTACCATCCTTGGTACTGTACAGTCCAGCCTAACAAAGTTCCCCTACCTACGTAAGATATGGCAGAAGAACACAGATGAAGAACGTCTGCTAGGTGTATCACTAACAGGTCTAATGGATAACCCATTGATGACACTAAAGAATAAAGGACTTGACAAACTACTTGAGCACCTCAAGAAAGTTGCAGTTGAAACTAATGTCTATTGGGCTGGTGTACTTGGCATCCCAGTGTCAGCAGCTATAACTTGTGTCAAGCCAAGTGGTACGGTTTCACAACTTGTTGATTCAAGTAGCGGAATACATGCAAGACACAGCGACTACTACATCAGGACGGTGCGTGGTGACAACAAAGATGGGCTAACACAGTTTATGAAAGACCAAGGTGTCCCACATGAGCCATGTGTTATGAAGCCTGACACTACCACAGTGTTTAGCTTTCCTATTAACTCACCTAAGAACTCAGTGACACGGAACGACATGACAGCCATTGAGCAACTGGAGACATGGTTAATGTATCAACGCCACTGGTGCGAACACAAACCAAGTATTACTTGCACAGTTTTGGACAGTGAGTGGCTGGAAGTAGGGGCGTTTGTTTACAAGCACTTCGATGAGATGTCTGGTGTGTCATTTCTACCACACTCTGACCATAGTTATCAGCAAGCACCCTATCAAGAGGTAGACAAGGATGCATACAATGTGTTACTAAAGACTATGCCTAAGATGATTGATTGGGCTGGGCTGTCTGAGCACGAGAAAGACGATAACACCAATGCAATGCAGACATTAGCATGTAGTGGTGATACATGTGAGATAGTAGATATCTCATAATGTTTATAGTAATAGGGAGATACACATGGTAAAAGTAACGTTAGACGAAATGGAGTATGAGTCAGATGACTTCACTAAGGAGCAGAAACAAATGTTATCGGAGATTAACTACAACAATAATGTACAGACACAGTTAAACTATCAACTGCAAAGTGTTATTGGTGCAGCAAACATACTACTAGTTAAACTAAAAGAAAACTTAACAACTAAAGGTAACTATAGGAGTAAGTAACATGGCAACAGCATATAGAAAACCATTCTCAACTAATCTTTATAGCAAGTACGATGACGTAGCTAAGAGGGCGCTCATTAGTCACTTAGTCAAAGAGGGTCACGAGTTGTTAGATAGTACAGAGTCTTATGATGCAGACCTTACAACACAAAAGGGCAACGTCACTTACTACAGTGAAGCAGAAGTAAAGACAGCATGGAATGGTGATTGGCCATCGCACTGGGCAGAGATACGTATACCTGAACGTAAGAAGCGCCTACTAGGTAAGCATCACAGCAACCTAAAGTTC